ACAGACCAAAGAGCGTCTTCAGAGCGGTGATGCCGTCGTCGATGAGCGCCTTTAGTTCGCCAGAAGCTCGCATCTCGGCGATCTTCTTTTGGAACTTATCAGCCCACGCGCCAAGTCCACCGGTCAATCCTGCAACGGCCTCTGCAGACACCGTTACGATGTCCCTGAGGGCATGCAACAGCGGTCGTACGGCGGCTGCCAGGTTGTGCACCACGGTCGCTGCAGAGCCAAAGATCGAAGCAAAATCTGCCTTACTGGCTTCGGTGCCCAACTCGCGAAACGCGGCGATGATGCCGGTGTTAAGCTCCTTAGCGATGTTCGTCAGACCGGTCTGCAGAACAGGCAGCTGCGTTGTGGCCATCTGCGTGAAAGCTGCGCCCAAGTCCTTGAACAATGCGTTCTGTACGGATAACTTAAGATCATTGAACGCAGGCTTCAACGCGAGGACAGCCCGCACGAATGCTTGAGCATTCGGCGCCAGCTTCGACATCGCCGAAGCCATACCACCTGCGCTGGCTGTTGCCGCCTTCTGCGCTTGAGCTAGTTCGTAAGTCGCATCAGCCTGACGTTGTAGTGCAGCCTGAACGGCGTCTGAGCCCTCAACACCATTCTTATTGGCATCCTCACTAGCTTCAGAAAGGTCACCAACACGGTCTGTGACATCTTCTAATGTCTGCTGCGCCTGGCGATATGCAAGATCCGCACGTTTAATCGCATCTGGGTCACCAGATCTTTGTGCTGCCTGAAGCGATTTCAGTGCGTCCTCAACGGCTAGTGTCGCACCTTCCTCGTCAAGACGAGCACCCTTAAGAGATCGAGCCAGATCCTCGATCTCTTCCTGAGCAGCCTTACGAGCTCGAGTCAGGTCTTCTTGCGCGGCCTTAGCGGCGCGCTGTGCCAGCGCAATGCGATGCTCAGCGCCTTCAACCTGACTCGCACCACCGCCAGCGGCCGCACCTGCCTCCTTGAACGCAGCACCGATGCCGCCAAAACCAATCTTGATCGTAGCGAAGGCACTAGCCAAGATCGCCAATGCGCCTGGGATAAGTAATAGCGCGCCCGCAGCTTGTGTGGCTACCTGCACCAGACCGATCAATGACTGGATACCACCACCAATGGCCGACGCTATGCCGGCCAAGGCCGCCGAGACGGCACCTGCGGCGCCGGCCACGGCGACCAGCTTAGTGACCAGCATGCCCAGCATGCCGACGGCGCGTAACGCACCACCAATAGAACCAAACGCACTCGACAGTGAGTTACGAATCTTATTGGTGTGTCGATCAACATCGCGTGAAACGTCACTGAACGCTCGGTCAACATCACGCCTTAGGTTCCGCGTGAAGCCACCGGTCTCAGGTTTGATCTCGACATACGCGGTGTCGATCGGCTGGGTCACGGTATCCTCCGCCGCATCTGCGTCGCCACCAGTTGACTGGTCTGCGACGCTTCCTTATCACCACGCCACCATGGGGGTGGTGCGATGCCAACGATGGGATCAACGATGATGACCTTGTCAGCGTTTTCCATCGTCATAAGCGGCCCTATGAGCAAGTTGTTGAGATTCCTATGCGAGTTGTCTTTGTCCGGTATGGTGAGCAGCACCCAGCGGTGGGCTAGGTCGATGAACTGGTTTCCAGTAAGACCGTCGAGACGGTAGCCTCGGTCGAGGAGCCATCCGTGGAAGTGGTGCCATCGTTCTCGGTCGGCGATGTAGGCGATGAGTCCGATGACACCTCGGTAGGGCGCAGACCATATGCCTCCAGGAGCCAGTACAGCAATGGCATGATCTGCCGGTTGAGATCCAGCGTCGGCGCGATCTTTGCGAACCGCTCCTTAGAGTCACCGATCAGGATAGCATCACAGAACTCGATGAGCTTATTCACCTTGTCGAGCATCGACACAGTCTTGTCATCATTGTCGGCGAAAGCATCCACGATGTCTGATACCTGCTGAAGCAACACGGGAGATAACGCGGGTGATGCGTCGAACTTTTCACCCGCGATAGCAAACTTGATCTCAGGTGCGTCGAGCGTAAAGTCCTTGAACCTTACCTCTGCCATAATTCCTCGTTTCGTCACGGCCCGGCGGCCCTACATAGTGCTATGGATTACCGTAACACGAAGAAATGGCCACGCGTCTCTCAACCCGCGGCAGATAACGCGTCCTTGAGGAACTGGTTCTTACGCATACCCTTGATGGACGTAGCGTAGATCACCTTGCCACCAACGCGCCAGCGTAGTCTCTTAGCTCGTTGTGGATAGATCTTATGATGTCGTGGTCCGTAGAGACCGGTACCATCATGAATGAGTCGTGCATACCAGACGCTCGTGCCCACGCGACATGATAGTCCTGTCACCATACGAAGTCGTACCTGAATGCTAGAACGCAGCAGCCCGGTACGAACACGCTTAGGATGTCCGGCGCCTGCACCTGAGATCAACAACTTAGCACGTGCCTGAACCTTATATCCACGTTTGAGTAACTCACGAGCGACGCCACCCGACGGTGAGTTAAGTAGTTGATGAAGTGGGACCTGGTGCATGTTTTGACGTACCATCAGTCATCACAGCATCCCTCGTTCATGAACCCAATGAAAAATGGCATGTTGAAGCCCGCACACATGCCCTCAGGACCTACTGTCGTGGCGCTACCCACGAGGAAGTTAGCGATCTCATAGCGTGCGAACATAGCTTGTAGACAGCAGCGAAGAGCACGTCGTGTCACCCAGCGGTCACGTTCGAGCTGAATCGCTGCCTCGAGCAACTTGTCACAGTTAGGTGGATGACCGTTATCGTTAGGTGTCGGCACGCAACGTGTTAGTGACAACGTGGCTGACACCACCATCAATGGAGGACCACACTTTGCCTGTGATGTGTCGTTCGCCGCCGCTGGAAAGTTGTTTCCTGGGAAGACTTCATTGATGGTGCCAGCGAGCTGACCACACTCACACTCATCCCAGGCGATGTCACCTGGCACCAGTGGGCAGAACCGATTGGGTTTCGGATCCAGTGCGTCGTAAACACACTGTAGTGCGCCGGTCACCGCCACCACTGACGACGTCTCTAGATACACCATCGTCATGGGCTAACTACCTAACCTAGGTGCATCGGGTGAGTCGAGGTTGTACACCTTAGCCGGCGCCATGAGACGCTTCGGGTTGACCGCGTTGATGAACAAGTCTGCGAAGTACAACCCGGTCAGTCCGTTCTCGAAGAGCTGGTTAGGATCGATGAACGTCAGTGAGACACCCTGTCGTGTCAGCTGCTGAACGGTCTTAGGAAGTCGACATGCGTCATCGCCAATACATGCCTTGGCGAACTCACATGCCAGCTCGCCAACGGCCATCTGACCCATGACCGGTACGTCCTTACCGATCGACAAGGTGACAGACCAGGTGCCATCACCTTCGAGTTGACTCAAATCGTTGCACCACGGCCAGTCCTCACCACCAAGACGAGTGAGGAAGCGACCCTCATCTAGCCGGTAATCTACATTCGGGATCAAGGCCACACCGTCCATGCGGACCTCGATGACGTTAAGCACCGGCATGGGAAGCTTCACTTGCGAGAGTGGCGTGCACGAGCATTCGCCAACACAGCTACCACACGTGAGGTTGAACCACGTTCCTGCGATCAGCGCCGGCTGCGGGTACGTCCACGTGCCACCGGTCCACTGATTCCAGCCGCCGGGCAGGTCACTCATGCACTCGCGCCGACACGGCCAGATCTCAACGGTGCAAGCACCGAACTGCCGACCAGATAGTGCCCAGAGGACCTCCGTAGCCGCCTGGAGCGCCGTACCGGTGACAGCTGCTGTATCTAGCAGGTCGCAGCACCAGACCGGCGTCCAGGAGCTACAGGGACCCGATGTCGAACCTGCGGAGGTCGACACGATCGAGATCACTTCAGAGGCCTGCACCGGACTCATACCGGTGTCTTCGCCGTCCCAGACGACCAGGTAGTCACCCTCGGCTTGCCCGGGTGGTACGGCCCACTGATAGACGTTGATGCCTGTGGCTGGGTTGATGACTCCGGTACTAGTCGGTCCGACGACGGCCGAACCACCACTCAGCGGAGTGATCGTAATGATGACGTTGTTGACGACGGCGGGAGGGCCACCTGCGTACTCAAACCACTCCACGAGGAGTGGCCCGGTGCGCCCTCGAATAAGAGTGGTCACTTGTCAGCCTCCGGTATCATTCTACAATGCGGTACATCATAGTGAGAGGTTCCACTGCTCCACGGCGGTACCGCTAGGCACCGTTACGTGAGGGTTATATGCTGTGAACGTCAGGTGCGCGTCTTGTGCCAACGCACTGCCACCACCGCTTGTGGT